CAACAATACTATGAGTATGAGTACCCACCTTGTCGGGCAGTTATCATGCCTGTATTCGTCCCCAGTTTAGGAGTTTATCGTAAGATGCCAGTACAGGTGTGCGACTAATGACCAAGAACCAGATTCGCGAACTTTTGCAAGAAACTATTGCAACTGTTACATTTGAGAAGACTGATGGTACAATTCGAGCAATGAACTGTACCTTAATTCCAGCCCTTATTCCTGTTGCATCTACAGAAGAAGGTTTGATTCCTCGCACTAAACGTGAGGAAAATTCTAATCTACTTGCTATATGGGATCTTGAGAAGGGCGATTGGAGATCGTTCAAGATTGATTCTATAAAGAAGATCGGTATTATGTATCCATTTGACAGAGAAGGAATTGTTTATGCCTCACCCACACAAGAATAGGCCTCGCAAGGGTCGTCGTAAGATTGGTAGTGCAAAGAGAAAGTCTCGCAACAAGAGGAAGTAACTCATGAGCAAGAGTCGAGCCGAAAGAAGACACCATCATCAGCGTATGTTAGATCGTGTTAAGTCTTTTCACTGGTTGAAAAAGAAGTTTTGGAACGGCACTGACGAAGATCGAGAGTTACATTACAAGAAGATGGCAGAAACACGACAAAAGTGTTCATGTCATATGTGTGGGAATCCACGAAAGTATTGGAAAGAAGAAACTATGCAAGAGAAGCGCGTAAAGGAAAATGAAAAGTTTGATGAGGATGAAAATGTCTTCTGATAACGGAATCTACATTCTTTCCACACGAGGTCCCGAATACAGGGTCGCGCATCATCAAAACATCGAAGAGATATATGGAACTTTTAATGATGATACATATACATGGAATGGTGATGAACAGGAGATGTGGAATTATTTCCATAATGCCCGAATGTTTACCAATCTCGAACAAGCCCTTGACTATGCCGAATTGATCAGCTATAATTATGAATATCTTGAGTATGGAATTTGTGTAATTTCCGATTTTACCAAGATTGACTTTGAAAGGCTGAAGGAAAAATATGGCAAAGAAGAAGCAGAAGACGATTCGCGGTAAGTTTGCGGACGAAAAGTATCTTGGTCAAGAACCAGATCTTCGTGGCGAAGTTACAAATGCTCAGATCATTTCAGCTTACAACTGGTACAATTATTTTTATGATGGTGACCAAGCTAAGGTTTGGATCGTTGAATACCTGAAAGAGTTTTATAAAACAGAAAAGGAACTTATCAAAAATGTCAACAGAATTAATTCTAATCTTTGCCGCACTAGCGGTTGGAATTGTCGTATATTACTATTGGGCGGCAACCTCCCACAAGACCTCCAAGATCGAAACATTGCCCGAATCAAAGCCCTTGCCGCCGGTGCAGCCAATGCCAGCACCGACTCCAGTTCCAGTAGCGGAGAAGGCATCAGCAAAGAAGAAGACGGCATCGAAAAAGAAGTCAAGCAAGTAATTTCAGTTCAGGAGCGTGTGACTAATCGCGCTAATGATTTGATTGCTGATATCGAAGGTCACTTGGACAATTTCTATCGCAATGGTACTATGTTCAAGCCCGTAGATTGGCTCTCTGCACAAGATGTTAAGCCGATGATCGCTCAGAAGATCGCGGATTATTATAAGCCTCTTTATGCTGAAATCTTTGATGCCCTTAACGGCAAGAACGATCAGCTTAGAGAGGCTTATTCTTCTTGGAAGAAGCCGAAGCTGAAAGCTTACATGGAATTTGTTAGGTCTATCATTTCGGCTGCTGAAACTCGCACAACTATTGTTAAGGCAACTCGCAAGCCTCGTAAGAAGAAAGAGAAGCCTGCATCAGCTCTCGTATCGAAACTCAAGTATAAGGTAAAAGATGAAACACTCAAGTTGGACTCAGTCGATCCGAAACAGATCATCGGATGCAATCAACTCTGGATCTTCAATACTAAATATCGAACCCTTGGTGTCTATAATGCTATGGGTCCTGCTGGTTTGTCTGTCAAAGGCAGCACTCTTGTAGGCTTTGATGAAAAGACCTCTCAGATCAAGACGCTGCGTAAGCCTGCCGAACAACTTAAGAAGTTGCAAGAGGGTGGCAAGATTGTTCTGAGAAAGTTTATGGACGAAATCAAATGTAAGCCCAAGACTGCAACTGGTCGCATAAATAATGAGACAGTTCTAGTAAGGATCATCAAATAATGACCACTATCGTCCAATTCCCTTCCAATCGTATCGTCCGAGAAGTAGCACCCAACATTGAAGAGATAGAGAAGGCAAAAGAAAAAAGCCTTCAGAAACATGCCGAAACGATTGTTGAAGATTTGATTCTCAACATCATGGATGCACTTGAAAATTATGGTATTGATACAGATGGCGATACTTTTGAACGAGACTTCACATTCGCTGCCGATGGCTTGAGGGCTACTGTATATCGCTCATTTAACATTGAGCATCCTCTTCATTCGTTTATAGATACAAACGTAACGGTAGTTAAGGCTGAAAGCTTTGATGACTTGAAAGAAAAAATCAAGAAAATCATTATTGAAGATGCCGAAGAAGTAGTTGACACAAACGAATAGCTACTATATAATAGTATGCTAAAGGTGATAAATGATACTGATTGATTTGAACCAAGTTCTAATTTCCAATCTCATGCAGCAACTTGGATTTAATTCCAAAATGCAGCTTGATGAGGATCTCATTCGACACATGGTACTAAAGTCTTTGCATTCCTACGCAAAGCAGTTTCGCGCAAAGTATGGACAGATTGTCATTTGCTGTGATAGTAAGAAGTACTGGCGAAGAGATGTTTTTCCATTCTATAAGGCTGGACGTAAGAAAGAACGTGACAGGTCCAATCTTGATTGGAATACAATCTTTGAATGTCTGAACAAGATACGTGATGAGCTAAAAGAGTATTATCCTGGTCGTGTAATTGAGGTTGAAGGTGCTGAGGCCGATGATATCATTGGCACTCTGACTGTTCGATTTGCTCCAAATGAAGAGGTCCTGATTCTATCGTCTGATAAGGATTTCGTTCAGCTTCAAAAATATCCCAACGTGACACAATACAGTCCCATCCTCAAGAGATATATCCAGTCTGATAATCCCCACCAATATATTAAGGAACACATTATCCGCGGTGATCGTGGTGATGGCATTCCTAACTTCCTGTCTCCAGACAATACTTTTGCAGCTGGCTCTAGACAGAAAGTTCTAAATAGTAAGAAGGTGACTGAATGGATTTCTAAGTCTCCAGAAGAGTTCTGTGAGAATGATGTAATGCTGCGTGGATATAAGCGTAATCAGTTGCTTGTTGACCTTGACTACATTCCCGTTGATCTTCGCAATAACATTATGGAAATGTATGACACTGTGAAGATTGGCAACAAACAAAAGCTAATGAACTATTTTATTGAGAAGAGACTAAGAAACATGATCGAAATTTTAGGTGAGTTTTAATGGCCAAAAATATGTACGAAATCTTTGACGAGTTTGAATCCGCAAAGACGAAGCAAGAGAAGATCGAAATCTTGCAAAAGAATAAGAACTTTGCACTAACGAACGTTTTGATGTATGCCTTCGATCCAAATATCCATTTTGTGTTTGACAAGGTACCATATTATAAGGCAGAAGATGTGCCTCCAGGTATGAGCTATTCGTCCATTCATCACGAATTGGATCGGATGTATCTGCTGATAAAGGATCATCCACGCACGTCTCCTAATTTGACAATGCAACGCCGTGAGCAACTTCTTATCCAGATGCTTGAAGCATTAGAACCACGTGAAGCTATCATTCTTATCAATATGATTCTCAAGAACCTTAAGATCAAGGGTCTTGATGCGAAGATTGTTAAGGAAGCTTTTCCAGGCTTACTTCCCGAGTAGTTTACAGTATGATCTATGGTCGAAATATGTTATGTGAGACTTTAACGAGGAACTCATATGTCACGAAAGAGACAAAGATCAAAACTTGCGAAGATAATGCAATCGAATGATGATGCAGCATACTATACAACCATCGAAGACTGTGTTAAATGGTTCAATATCATTAACCGCGAAATCTTCGATGGCACTCTTGCACCCCTTCACGAAATCGACATTCGTTGGAGACGCGGCGCCCACGCATACTATGAATTCTGGCTCGACACAAAAGATCCAGATTACATGTACGGAAAACTGTGCATGAACAAGCGATACAATTCCAAAAAATTTTTTGTAGAAGTCTTAGCACATGAGCTTGTGCACCATTACCAGTTCCATAAGGATCGCAAGGTAACCCATGGTGACACTTTCATGTGCTGGACGGAAACATTCAACAAGAGAGGACTACGTTTAGTAAAGGCTTATTGACATGAAATACACAAAGAAGATGCGAGACTATGATGATGAAGAACAGGCCGAGCGTGAGCTTAAGAAGCGTCGGCCAATCCGCAATTGGACCAAAATGTATAGCGAACATGCGGATGACATAGACGAATATGATGATTTTCATAATCACAGATTAAAGTCTTAACT